TCAGGATTGCGCTGAAGAAAGTAGCCCGATAGAGACGCAGAACTGAATAACCTCAGCGTAGCGGAATAGCGCACCGCCTTTTGGTGCGTTAATCTCGGTTACTTCGCTTGGGAATGGGGTCCCTTCGTTTTGCCATTTTTTGCGCTTACGATAAAAGGTAGTGCGAGAAATCCCGCCTAACATGGTTTGTACTTGTTCACGGTTAATTAGCACTGGCTGAATGCTGATGCTCAGGTTTTTGGTCATGGCTAGCCCTTATCAGATCGTGTAAAGCCTGTCGGCCTTCTGCGTTATAGAAAAAGCTTTGTACTTGCTTTCGAGAGTAGGCGGCTTGGTCGATTCGCCACTCTCCGTACACGCTGTTTTTCATGTTGTTTACGTTGGCTATTCTACCAACTTTTTGAGCTGATACACCCAACTCTTTGGCGATGTCTGTTGCACTCCAGTGCTTATCCGTAACCGGCATGACGCTTAGGTTGTATCCGGCGTTGAGTAATGCAGTGATCGCGTTATTGCTCAGGCGGGTAGCGGCGAGCAGTGATAGCGCAGTATCTAGCGCGCAGGATTCGCACATGGCTATTGATGCCGATACGGTTACGGTGGCTGTGTTTTTCTCGCAGACATTGCAAATCATGTTCATCTCCAAAACGCAGGCATGCATAGTCATTTTTGGAGATGAACAGTTTTCATGGAAGGGACGGTGTTCGTTACAGCGATAGCTCGGTGGCAAGCTCCGTGTGCGGTGGCGGCAATAGCGTTCCGATGAGCTCTGGCACTTTGCCGCGTCGCGCGCCATTGGAGTTAATTGGCCGGCCTACCAACTCGGATTTAAATTCAAACCCGTGATAAATCTCCCGTGTCAGCTCGGTATCTGACTGCGACAGAACTACGCTGCAGCCGCGCTGTGTGGCCGCATGCAGGGCGCTGGTTAGCTCCTCATGCGCACGCTGGTTAAAAGCGTCTTTGTGGTAGCTCTGGAAGTTGGCCGTTTTTGATGCTGGCACGTACGGCGGATCCGCATAAATTAGGGATCCGTCAGGCGCATCATTAATTGCCGTGGTGAAATCAGCAACCTTGAATTGCACCTCACATTGGCGGCACTTGGCAGCGAATGCGCGGATCTCAAATTCAGGGAAGTAGGGCGTTTTATAATTCCCGTAAGGTACATTAAACCCGTTGCTGCTGTACCGGCACAGACCATTAAATCCGTGCCGGTTGAAATACAGAAATTGCGCCGCGCGCAGAACGGGGCTGTATGAGTCCTCATTAAAACTGCGGCGTATTTCGTAGTAATCAGCGGCATTGTTGTGCTTTGAGAAAAGCTCTCTGGCAATTTCAATCAGCCCATCCGGTGCATCCTTTGCGACGTGCATCAGCAGGATTAAGTCTGGATTGATGTCTGAGAGGATGTATTTAGGGAATGTGGTATTTAGAAATACCGTTCCGCTCCCCATGAATGGTTCAACTAAACATTCAGCGTCTGGGAACGTGTTATTTAGTTTATCCATCAGGCGCATCTTTCCGCCTACCCATTTCAAGAAAGACTTCATGATGCCGATGCCTCCGTGATGGTGTTGCTGGTTGAAATGGCCATTGGTCAGTCCTTTATTTGGAAACTCTTTTCGACTTGAGCAAGATATGGATGCCGCCACAGGTTTGGCATTTTGCTCGCATAGATCCTTTTCTGGTTTGCTTTAATTCTCCTCCGCATTTTTGGCAGCTGACTTGCTTAACTCGCTCAGCCATTGCGGCGTTAATTTTTTCAGAATTATTCCTGCGGGGTGGGGCGTAGCCGAGTTGCTTGGCTATTTTCGCATATTCGCGACTAATCCATTTCCCATCGGGCTCTTTGTGCAATCCATCGCCCATCATGTCGCCCAACTTTACCAGCTGGCGATGAAGAAAGTCTTTATCCATGTTATGCCTCGGGTAGCAGCATCAGGAATAAAAGAACTGACAGGGTAAACCCTGCCAGAAACCATAAATTACGCACGGCTTACTCCATTCGCTTGAATTCAATTACCCACACCCACGGGTTTTTACCCCAGCTTCCGGCGCCGTAAATTGATTCCCAGAGTAGGGCGTATTGCACTCGGGCATCTTCAATGCTCAGATGAAGGCGAGCCGCCATATCGACAATTTCCTGATTGCTGAACTGGCCATCAATTTCGAGGATGCCTTCTGCCCAGCAATCAGCCTCGGTGATGTCGTTCAGGCGCTCTACACGAACGGCGGTGACTTTGAGTGTGATACGGGATGCCAAACGAGGCATATGAATGCTTGGTTTCCATTTAATGGGTTCCCACCATCCATCTTCCAGATCTTCTGGTTTATGTGTTGCGCGGTATGCAAAGGATGTTTTTGTGCAAAGGCCGCACTGAAAAGCTTCCCGCACCCACAGGCGATCGCCAACATTACCGTATGGACATAGGCCATGCTTAGGCGCATCCAACACATGAGTAGTGATTCCTGACTTGGTCTTGGTTCTTTTCTTCAGCTGAATACCATTATCATTCATCACCCCGGCAACCATGCGGCGAGACTGAGTTTTCTCTCCTGACAGGATGGCGCGCACCATGTCGTCATTGAATAAAATTGGCTTTTCCTTATTCATGATTAGCATCCCGTGACAGCGCCATTCGCAGACCGAGATTGATATCATCAAATTCAATATCGCCTTTGATCTCGTTGTGGCGGAATGCGGTGCATAGAAATTTCAGACACTGCTCATTGGTCAGCGTAGGAATGCTTGGCTGCTTATTGTCGATGAGATTTAGCGCGTCATGCAGCCATACTTCTGCGGGGTTCTGTGAGTCTTGGCTAGCTTTTACGCCGGAGGAACTAAGCAGGCCGATCATGCGGATGATAATGTCTACATATGGCCACGACTCAGCGCTGACTTCTGCCACGGAATTAAATGCATCATCAAAAGCCGCAGTGATTTCTGCGCTGCATGCTTTTTCGTATTCGCATCGGGTGACGATTTTTGTTTCATGATCGGAGGCGAGTTCTCTTAATGTGAAGCATCCCTCGGCAAAATCTTTATCACCTTTGTCGCCAACCCATATTTTTCCGTTGTAATTAACGTTACACCCATCACCAAGCGGAATTACAGCGCCGTAACCATTCTGAACTATTGCCACGGCAAACTCAGGCCATCCGCCACGCTCAGGTAGTTCGCGCAATAGAATTTCAAGTAAGGGAGTAGCTGGAGATTCTTTGTGATAACGCCAGTGAGTCAATCCCCCTCGTTCCCAATTCCACACGGTGGCTGGCAAGTATCCGATCGCGCCGAGTGGTCCATCGACTTTGCATTCTACTATGCACTCATCACTAACCGGTTGAGCGCCGGAGTTTCGCACCCACCCATCCACGCTATAGAACTCGGCTTTAGTTACCGTTTCGTTAATAATTGTCTTGTCATGAGCTCCTTTAATTCTCACGCTTGCCATTGCACCGCTAGCATCACCGTAAAAGTAAGCTACGTGACCGCCGTCAACTTCGTAAAACTCCGCCCCTTTCGGCCACACAAAGCCCTCAATCCGGTTAAGCGCCTCGATAGTGAATAACTGCGACTCGGTGAGTCGCGGCATATTTTGTTTGGTCATTGATTAGTCCTTTTATTTTTCCTGTTCTTTAACCGTGGCCGTTGCGGTTAAATTCCCAGACATTAATGCATCGCGCAGCTGGATCATTTCCGCATTTCGGTAAAGAGACATGACGTAGATAAATGGTTTATTCAGGTTGTGTTTATTTACCGCCAGATACTCATTGGCTCCATCTTCCGTAAAGCATGCAGTAACAAACACATCTATATACTTGATTGCACACCTGCTGTATCGGCTAGGATTGTATTCGCGACAATCTTTATGCAGCAGTTCTAACCGTCGATACTTGTCTGACTCGCTATCAATGTCACAACACTCATCATGATCGAACCATGATATTTCGTCATGATCATAATCTTCATGAGTGACCATAGGCCTTTTTTCATACACACAAAATAATGGGTGCGCGGTAATGCGATTATCTTGCGTGTTCAAAGCCGCCTGCATTTTGCTGAGACGATCTTGAAGCTCCATTTAAATCACCTGTTCCGTATTTATTTCTGCCTTTAATACATCAATAAAAGGTAGCCAGCAGTTATTCCAAAACTCCTGACACAAAGGGTTTATCTTTGTTTTTTCCGGTAGGCTTTCATAGTCTACGAAAACCCGCTCAAAATGCTTGCTTTCGTATAGCTCGCGGTGATAATAATCCCTGCCAGCTTGTGGGCCATATTCAGGATTAAGCAAGTCGTCCCAAGCTTCTCTTGCTTCGTCTGCTGTTAGCTCTCCGTCCTTGCGCAATGAAATAATTGACTGCTTAATCTCATTTTCACAGGCTTCCGCATCCAAGATATATAGTTTTTTACTTTCAAAAAACTTACCCATGCAGTAGTCAAAATTAATGTCGGTTAAGAACTCTTTGGGGTTATATCCGCAATGTCCCCAGTAATGACTAAATGATCCATAGTCAGAGCTAACCATTACATTTACAGATTTTTCGCCAAATGTAAGAGAAATATCTGCCCATCCATCACCGAACTCATGACGAACCTGATAAAGTTCAATCTTCCTTTTGCTAACCGTTGGTTTTTTAGATGGCTTTTCCATCACCAATTACCTCGACTTATGCCGCCTTCTTTCCGCTGATAAGCACATTGGCTTGTGCCAGTGCAGAGATGCAGCGTTCGTAAATTCGCTTTGAGTAATCGTTGTTGTTGCCGTGGCGGGATACCTTGGCGGTTTCTGTCAGTGAAATGAGCTCTTGCAGCAGGGGAAGGGGGACGATGGCACAGTTTTCTGCGCTCTTTTCTAGCACCTCAATGTCGATGCCTTCGCAGGCGTTAACGCAGGCAATGATGCGGCGCGCGTTACGTGGTACCACGCTTTCTGCAATTGCGTATCCGCCGTAGCACTCGGTGTAGTTTGCGCCGTCCTTTTCTGGAACCGGATGGTCGGCCACAACTGCGCCACTCTTGCCCATTCGCCACGGCGCTGGCGTGTGGCTCTGGTGGTAGTTGACATCGAGTTGCCATTTGCGAGCACCTTCGCCGTTGTAGTTCCACGCATCGACAATGGCCAGTGTGTAGCCGCGCGTTACGTCTACATCCCAGTCATCGGCATAGCCGTTATGGTTCGCCCAACGCACAAAGTTTTGCACGGAGCGCGCTTCTGCTTCGCGCAGGTTACCGGTTAGGCGCTCGATTTCATCGTAAGCACCAAGCGCCCAGCTGTTCAGACGCTCGACTTCGCGTTGGCCGTAGTTGCTCAGGTTGAGTTCGATGTGGTCAGCAAGCACAGGATTTTGCTTTTGATTATCGGTCATCGTGGATGCCTCTTAATAAAAAGCGCCAAAAACGGGCGCTTAATTGGAGTTTTGAACTACTAGATATTCTTTAGTGGTTGGGGTGGTGGTTATTCTGGATCTTCTGGTAGCTCTGGAATTTCAGCCCAATGGGTGATGTTTACGCTGTCAGCGTCAATGCCATCAATCTGAAATACCCATGTCCACTCACCGGTATTTTTTTGCCCCAGCGTTTTGTACATGGCGCGCCAGCCGATAATCCATCCTTCGCCATTGGCATCGAATAAGTTAACCGGTTTGCCTTCAGGTGGGAGATTGTTGCTGCTTACGGGAATTGCTCGGTCGTTGACGTCATCCTTGAACACTACCGTTAGCAACTTTCCGCCAAGAATATCCATGGCAGCGTGAACCGATGGCTCTTTGCCATCTTCAAACTCAACAACAAAAGTGAATTTAGTCATCTTTGAATTCCTCATCCCACTCACAGTAGGCAGATTCATCGCAGACCTCGATAACCCCTTCGTTACCACAATCTCCGCAGGTCACCGCATCACCACTGTACAGTTCGCTATCACTGCCGAGCTCAGTCGTTACACTGTGCGGCCCATTGCTTCCGCACTGTGGGCATTCGCCCAGCCAATTAATATGCAGCGTCTTCATCATTCATCCTCAGTAACGGTAAAGCCGCGCTGCTCAAGCCACTGCTTTGCGGCTGTCTCGCCAACAGCATCTAAGACGTCATCGATATCCAAGTGGTTATCAATGAGGTTGCTGAGCCCAATAGCATCAATCACATCAGATGCGCTTGCGCCTGTTACCGATACGGAGATTTCTCGGCTGTAATTGCCTGATACATCGAGGCTTTCACATGAGAAATCAAAGTTAACTTTACCCATCATCCATTCCTTCTGAACTGTGAGTGACGATCCGGCGCCATATTCCAAATTGGCGAGCTGGCGAAGCGTGCGCGGCTTTCTTGCGGTGTAGTGTTCGGCGTTAGGTCAATGCTGAACTGGCCGAGCTTTCGCACACGCATGCCACGCTTCCGGTAGCTGAGGTACGCTTTATCGCGCATTTCTTCGGTGAGGTATCGCTGCTCCATGCGAACTCCTTAGGCGGCATGCTTGCGCATGTCTCGCTCATAGTCGGCTTGCCATTCGCGTACGTGCTTCATGCAGAAGGCGTGAATTTCGCGCGCAGTCTTTTCGCCGATACCTTTTGCCCGGGTTAATCCGCCAGGCTCACGCCGTGCAACATCAAACAGGGTTTTGATATTGGCGGCGGCCAGCAGGTTGCATTGCTTCTCTGGTAAGCTGAGCTCACTGAGTAATTGCAGCTCTGCCCATTCACTGCGTGCCAGCTGCATTGGGTGAGAGTCTGCGCACAGGTCACGGATTTTACGCACGACTTCATCATTCAGATCATCAGGCCATGCAGCATGCAGTGGGTTGACGGTTGGGTCTGGGTAAAACGGGGTGAGCCAGTCGGTGACGCTGACGATGATGGATACGCCCAGCGTGCTGCGCACTTCCATATGCCAGTGCAGATCTTTGTTGATAAGGCGGATATCAGGGTCAGACTGCGAGATATCCAAGCCGAACCCGAACACGTAGATGTAATAGCCGACCTTGGTGCCTTGGTAGTCGGTATAGAAATAGCGATCGTTTACATCGCCATCCATTTTCATCAACCGGCTGCGCAGCTCTTCGCACTCTTCGGTGAGCTTCAGCGTGGCGTTGACTAGCTCTGCTGAGCGTGACTGCAACTGCGCTTTTTCGCGGCGCAGGGTTAAGTTGTCGCGGTTAAGGTCATCGCGCATGCGAGTGGCTTCAGCCAGCTTGGCTTTGACGTCGGCCAAGTTCTTTTTCATTCGCTGCGGATCCAGCGCCTGAAGCTCTTTAAGCTCGGCACGGAGATTTGCGTGCGCTGAATTATCTAAGCGCATCTTGGCGTCTAGCTTAGCGAGCTGCGCGGCTTTCTCTTCCATCTCAACTTCGAGCTGGGCGATGGTTGCTTTGGATGAGCCGGCGCTGAGCAGGGCGGTTTCTAGCGCCTGTCGGCAAACTTCCAGCTCATCAATCAGATCATTGAATTCGCCGATCTCTTTATCATATTGGGAGAGGACTTGAGTGGACACCTGCTCAAGCAGGCTTTTGGCGGTTGCCACAGAAGAGGCGGCAACCCCTTCGGTCACCGCCAGTGCATTGTCGAGTTGGAATGAGAGAGGGCGCAGCGCACTCTCCAGTGCGCTGGCTACGGTTGTGGTCGTGGTCATGGTCGGTCCTTTTACGCTGCTTTTTTACGCAGACCTAAGCGGTCAATGTTGCGGTGATACACGCGGTTTGCTTGGGATTGCTGTTCTTTGCTTAACAGACTGCCCAGAGAGGAGATTTCTTTGATCAGCTGCTGAATTTCAGCGCCGGACTGCGCCTCATCCATTCGGAATAGAATGTCTGCCAGTGCATCTTCTACATCCTGCTTGGATGGCTGCTCAGGATCTTGTTGCAAAAAGACATCATCAGCCATGGGTTCTTCGCTGATTTCAGGTTCATTCGCTTCTTGCTGTGCTGACGTGTCTACGGTGCTGGCCTCACCTTCGATCACGTTTCCTTTGCGTGATGTCTGCTGATTTGCGCGCCGCTGGGCTGCCTGTTCAGCAAGTCGCTCTGTGGTTGATATACCTGATGGCGGTGTATCGTTACCACCGGTTGGGGTGATGTCGATTTCATCCTGCAGCTCATCAACAGAGTAAACGCCCATGATGACATCTGGTGTATGCAATCGCGACCAGCGCTTAACCCCTAAGTAAGCCAGCTGCTGCTTGGGGTCGTCCGCCCACAGCGTTGAGTTACGTGTGCGCGCTTGCTGCAGCAGTAATGTGATTTCACGCACTTCACCGCTGCGCAGTGTGGCCTTAACTTTGACGCCACACCCTTGCTCATCTGTGAATGACCAGTCCGGAACTCGGTACTCGGTGTCTTTGCCATCTTTCTGTTTTTTGATGACTTTGAACTTACCGATTACGCGTTCCCATGGGCCGAAAAACTCGTAATCAAAGCGCCCTTTGATCACGCCGGAGTTTACCACCACGGCGTTAACCAATTGCGCTTCATAGCCCAGCACGCCATTGACCAGATGCGTTTTTTGCGCCACAGGGAAGGGGTTCATACCCCACTGCAGCGCTTGTAAGCAGATAGCAAAGCAGTCTGACTTATTACCGCGCAGATGCTGTGGAACGGTAGTTTTGCCGTTGGCCATCATGTCGGCTAGCCGATCAATGCTGGCCATGAAGTCCACGTTCATCATCAGGTTCAGCATATTGGCTTGACCGCGGTCATTGGCCAGAACAGCGTTATCGCTTACTACTGTTGGTGTATTGCTCATCATGCTACCTCCTGCGAGGCAAACAGGTTGTCAGGGAGGGCATCAGCATCTTCCAGCTGATTACCGTCATCAATGATGCGCTCTTCATTGGTTACTGGCAGTTCGCCAGATTCATCGTTCAGCACCTTGCGCTCTGATGCTGACTGGTATGGCGGCACTGAAATTTCAGCTACGCCATCATGACCGGGGTAGTAGTCATCATTGCGCCAGCGAACGATATTGCGCACGGCCATATCGCGAAGCTCTAAGCCGCGCTGCCGGTCGTTGATGTTGTAGAAGTACACGCCAACCAGAATCGGCTTGTATACATCTCGACCGAGTGGACCGTCTTTCTCTACGGCGATAAACACGAAGGTTGGCACATGGCCGGCCAGCGTTTCGTATCCGTCACTGTAGTGCGCATCCTGAACGTGGTAGTTGTGCGCGCTGCCATCACGGGCAAATCCGGTTGGGCTGGCGTTGCGTACGAATTTCAGATCAGCGATGACGTGCTCTTTACGGCTCATCCAGTCAGGGCGGCACTTCATCAGCTCACCGGTTTGTGGATGATTCCAGTAGAGGCTTGTTTCTGCTTCGCCTTCCATTTCCAGCAGTAAAGCGGCCTCAGGGTGTGAGAGAACAGCTTCGCGGTAACGCAAGGCGTGCTCATATTCCAGCGCCGAGACAATCTCACGGCTACCGGCCTCTTTCTGGAATGCTTCTTTGAGCTCATCCAGAAAAACAGCCTCAGGCTGAATGCTGCGGATCCGCTCGGCCATTTCTGCTTTGGTTCCGCTTAGCGGTAACGGCTGAGGTAGGGCGTTGATGTATGCTGCGCGCTCAGCCTCTTTGATTCCCAGCATGGCGTAGCTTTCAAGTACCGCTTGATAGTTACCGGTGGTTTTCAGCGGCTTAGCCAGCGTTTCGTTGTACGCCTTAATGCAGGCTTTGAGAACTGCAGCGGTGCGTTTGTCATCTTCGCCCAGCGTGCGGAACTCATCGGGCAGCGAGTCATACGCTGCTTCATGATCCGCAATGGTCTTACCGGCATCGATTGGCTTAATCAGCTTATCGTTGCGTGCTTCGATGGCGGCGATCAGCTCTTCAATCGGGGGTTTAACTTCCAGCGCATCATTGTGCGCCTGCAAGATGGCTTTCATTTGCTCCGCACCACTCAGCGCGTTTTCAGGCCACACCGGTTCAATGGCAAATTCGCTATCGAAGTCATCCAGCTCCAACACAATTTTGTGCAGGATGCGGCCTTCACGCAGTGCTGCGGTGGTTTTCTGGTCATTACCTTCTACTTGGTAGTAGTAGAAATGCTGGCCAGATACGAGCGCCCAATCCATCGCGCTCTTGGAGATACCGGGGCCGCCGTGGTACGCCTCTGACGGCACATTGCGATAAAAGCCCGGCTCTGCCGGTTGGAATTTGGTGATTTGCGCTGGTTCTGCGTCTGCAGTGGCCAACACGGCGGTATTTTCAGTGGTCATTGGATGGTCCTTTTTGCGTGTAACTCGATTGTTTGGGCAATTGCGCGAGCGAGAACGTCTTTTTTCTGCTGCTCATAACGCAATTGGCTTTCGCGCTGCTTGGCGCTTTCTTGCGCTTGCCTGATGAATGCGGGAACCGGTGGGCCTATCAGCCGTTCACAAAACTCTTTGCGCAGCCGGCGATATTTATCGAGGAGGCTTTCTTGCTCATCGAACACCGGCCCGTTTTCCATCATTCCGGTGGTATCCATAAGTGGCTCCTTATGAATCACGCCCGTGGAATAGGGCAAGCGCCTGGGTGCCTTGCTCTGCGTTTTTCATCAGGGCAAGCCATTCCAGTTGTTCTTCTTTGGTCATGGTCATTGGTTGGTCCTTTTGTTGCGGGGCTGGCGTTACTACGCGATGCGTTGGGCAACCAGTAAAGCGAAGGATACTACAGCGAATGCTGCGGCGGCTTTCAGTGTCCAGTGGGCGCGTTTGGCGCTGAAATCTGAACCGCTTAGCGTGTATTTGTGCATGATGCGGTTGATCGAGTCTGATCTCATGGTATGATTCCTTTGTTGGTGACTTTGGTCGGTTGCCAGCGCAATCAATGCCTGCCTATACGGTGGTCATTGGTTAGTCCTTTTTGCGGTGACTTTGGTCGGTCGCTGCAGGTAAAAGCCCCGCTTCGGCGGGGTTTTTGCTTTCTGGTGGTCAGCCAAAAAAATTCCCCACCGGAGTGGGGCCTGAATGACTGCTGTTCATTGATGATTAATGAACGGATGTGCCAGTATTTTCTCGCATCACCACAACCAAACGCACTGAGCGCAATGCGCTTGAGTGTGGCAACCCGCATATACCGGCGGGTGTCGGTCGTTTTCCATTCTTTCCATCGCCAGATGTCAACGCATCCCGAAAACGCGCGGCACCGTGTTGAGTGCCATGACATCATCCTCATTACCGCAGCGTCTGGCGCGCTGAGTAACTAAATCCCATTCTGTTCTGAAACTATTCACCGGAGCGTCATGCGGGAGCAGATCCACAATAGCTACAGCTCGAATATCCCAGATGCTAATGGGCAGCAACGGAAAGGGCAGGCAAAATCGCATGCTGCATCCCTCCTGTTGGTGTTGCGGTGGCCTACGATTAAATATCGGCGACTGTCGGCTGCACGCAGCTGATGACATGTCATGTTGCTAATCACCACAACGAAAAGAGCACTACCGCGTTTTGCCGCGCCATCCTGGCTTTTGGTACTGCCGCGACTGCGAGATATTTTTTGCATGCCAGCGCTCTTTTCGTTGTGTGCTGGTTACGTCTCCAGCTCGGGGTTTCACCGTTCGTGTACCGTTTTCTGTGTATTTGCGGTCAGGATAGCCTGAGAAACTCGCTTGATCACAAACACGCAGCCCCTTAAGGCTAGGTGGGTTATTCCTAGTTTTTCCTCTGCCAATTCATCATTTCGTCCGGTGCGGGTTCACCTATGCTACCGTTTCGCTCTGCCCATGATGCGCGGGGATTGTGGTGCTCTGAGTTATTCGGCAACGCTGAACTCAGAATCAGCCAGTATGTTCGCGGTAGCACGCGCATTGCCTTATTTTTCACCACAACTGAGATTGCACTGCCAGCTTGCTAGTTGCGCTCTGGGGCTGGAGTTTATACCGCGCCAATGCAATCTCAGTTGTGCGCCCCGTAACGTGGGGCAAACGGGTTTTATGGTCATCAGGTTAGTCCACTACGTTTCCGCAGTAACAAACGCACTCGCAAATGAGCTTGTTACTGCGGCCAGTGAAAGCTGGCCGAGTAATTTGCAACCTTTATCACCGGATGTCATGCCGCCTCCGGCGGGGGTTCTTACATCAGTTGGCTAGCGTATTGCGCCTTTCCCTTCTCGGTATGCTCGGCACGAGGTCTGTTACGTGGCGGCAGCTATTTCTTGCTCGGGATGCGCTAGTTACCTGATTGCGGCTTTAGATTTTTAAAGAGCGTTGGGATGTGAGTCCCTTTGATGGATTTAATTGTAAGTTTTCTAACAAACTTTCGTCAATAAACTTTCGTAAGTTTTTTTCGATTAAATTTCGAGCTGAAATCGATTGCTTTAATAAAATGAATAAAAACATGCGGTTGTGCTCTGTGGTTTTTGAATAGAAGTTTGCAGAAATGAGATTTGGGTCAAAAAAAAGCCGCGCATTAGCGCGGCCTGTCACGTTTGTGTGGAGGGTATTAAACTGGCTTCATGTGAGCCACTACGGTACCAATAACGGTTATATCTGGTGACATTGATATGTATTTTAGCTCAGGCGGATAGTCTGGATTAAGGACTCTCAATACAACTTTACCATCAATGATTTGAACCTGCTTTAACGTAGCCTCTGTGCTTGAGCCAATGCCAATCACGACAAATTTTCCATTGGTTAGCTCAGTTAATTCAGGATCAACAAATATTAAGTCGTTGATCTCAAACCTTGGAAGCATTGATTCGCTATTTATTCTCAGAGCAAAACTAATGTCAGAGCAGGGTACGGGGGCAATGTGGTTTGTATCCCCGTTAACGCCAGGGGATTCAAGCCATGTCAGTGCTTTTCCCCATGTGACTTCAGGGATTTTTCGCTCAACAGCGCCAGTAAACTCAGCATCTTCAATGGGGCCATTCCCAAACGCTAGCCATTCACCTCGACACCGTAATGCGCGGCAAATGCAAAGGAAAACCTTGTCCTTCAGTGAGTTCTGCATGCCCAGCTCTATATTGCTAATAGTGACGCGATTAAATCGAATCCCTCGAGGCAGGTGCTTTATTACCTCCTCGGCAAGCTGTTCTTGCGTGAGGCCAAGTTGTTCCCTTCTAAATCTTATGCGATCTGCAAACGTTGGGAGTCCAGTCATGGTGGTGGTAGTCATAGGCATAGTCATAATGCTCATTAAGATAGCACGCGACGCTAATCGTTTTTTTACGATAGAAAACTTGCAATTAATTGTTAGTAAACTTACTATTCACATCAAAGGAGGCTATTCATGGAAAAATTCGATCCATTGTATTCAAAATTGCTGTCCATTTACGGCACTGAGGCGGCAATGGCTAAAGAGTTTGGCGTTACGCGAACTCTTTGCTGGAAAGAGAAGGTGCCTGAAAAAATCGCTCTGCTTTGTCATTTGTCACCAGATATTGATTACACCTACCAACCTGAAGCGTATGGCAGGGGCAGAACTAACTTAAACCTGAACCTCGCAAAGCCAAAACAACAGCTAAAGAAAGCATCGTAGCTTCTTGCCGAGTATGGAAGAGGCTTACAAAACAAAAAGCTACACAGAGGACTGACCAATGACCACTGCAGTAAAGCGCCTGAGCCGGGCTGACCTCCCGTTTCAGGACACACGAGATCTGTTTGCATCTCGATCAAAAGTGGGCCGCCAAGGTCTGCTGCACCAAGAAACCAGCTGCGCCGATGTGCGTGTACGTCTGCCGCCGGCAGAGGATGTAGCGATTAGCGTTATGTCTGAGGGGTTTGGCTCTCCAAAGGCTGTTGAGGGGAAAATCCTGATTATCGAGGGAATGAAGCAGGTGATGCGTGAATTCCCAGAGCTGGCAGAGGCGGCACGGCAGGAGATAAGGGCACAGGGGCTTCCGGTGCCAGAGTGGCTGAACGGACTGGAGAAATAAAACGATGGGACAGGCTATTACAACGAACACTACCGCTGACGATTCAGTGCTGGGCGTGATTGCTAACGTGATCGGTGCCAGCATGGAGTTGCCGCCGGAGCGCATCATGCAAGCGGCGATGCAAGGGACTCTGATTCACAAGGCTCGTGAGTTCTATTCGCGTCACCCTGAGAAGCTGCATAGTGCAGAGCAGGAGACTATCTAATGTCATTTCAGGCAATGGCTGAGGCGGTAAAAGCGCCGTTGGCCGGTAACGACAAGTTGATATTCATTCTGATGGCCAACTACGCAGATCATAAAAACATTTGCTGGCCATCACAGGCTACGCTGGCGGAAGAGGCGGGGTTGAGTGGTCGTTCTGTGCGAAACATTACAGCGCGCATGGAAAAGCTGGGGTATTTACTCGTTTTGCGTCGTGGATCTGGGTCGAAACCATCAAAATATCAGCTGGTTTTTAACCCTGTTTTACGTGAAAAAAACGGTCAGAAATCCGACTCTACTCCGGAAAATATTTCCTCACCTAAAGATGGGTTGGGTGCGGAAAATTCTTCCTCACCAGTCCGGAAAATTTTTCCATCTAGTCCGGAAAATATTTCCTCCGATCCTATCAGTGATCCTATCACTAAAGATCTCTCTCTCAACGCGAGCGCGAATGAGACTCTGCCAGCAGTGCAAAACGCACTGGTAACCGGACGTGTTACACCGATGAGCAGTTCACTGCCTAGTGCGTTCATGATGAGCCTGTTCTGGGAGCCGGGTGCTGACTTTGAAAAATACGCTCGCATGTTGGGTCTGACCAACCCAACGTACACCGAAGCGCAATTGAACGAGTTCCGAATTTACTGGGAGCCAACTGGCCGTTGTTTCCACCACACCCAGTGGATTCAGAAATTCGTGCAGCGCTTGAAGTCTGAATCAAACCGAGGACTGACCAATGACCAACGCAATGCCGATGTCCGCGCTAGTTTCCGACCTGCAGCGAACGGTGGCTCGGCGTACCAACGTGGACTCGCAGCGATGGAACAAGTCTCCAGCGCGTGCGGCAACAACGACTTCTGGGGTAACTACGCTGCACGACTTAGTGGCGAGTTGGGTATTTCCCCTGTACGCGATCCACTGGCCAACGATGCAAACCCGATTGACGACACCCGAGGCTCAGGCCGTGTTTTCGATGGAGATTGCCAAAATCTTAGCGACAGCGAAGGTGACGCCTAGCCAGATCGAGTACGCAGCGCGCACAGCGCCACTTCGCAAGTTTTACCCGTACCCCGTGCCGCGAGATTGGCTGGAGTTATGCGAAGAGTTCAACACGGGTGGGTTGCCTGATACCGATGCGGTGATGGCGTGTTTCAACAAGTACAGCGCTGACCGAATGCTGTATGACTCTCCGGCCAAGTATCCATGGCCACATCCGGTGATGCACTGGATTGTGCTGGATATGCGAACGGCGATGAAAAACAGGAATTTGTCAGAAACGGATCTGTTCAAGCTGGCGCAAAAGCATCTCAAGCGCTGGAGTGAGCGGGTAGCGGATGGGGAAACCATCCCGATACCGGTAGCGCAATTACCGGATATGCGACGACCACCGGCACCAAGCCGGAAGCATGAAACCAATACCAGCCAAATGACCGGGCTGGCGTTTAGAAAAGCGATTCAGGAAAAACTAAGGACTGACCATGACCATTGCAAAGAACAAACAAACCACGATCCCGATGATCACCAGCCTGCGGATGATGGCTGTTAGTGCCAGCATTCGAGCCACTGCGCACCACTGCGGCCTGAGCCAAGATGACGCTGAGGCGCAGTTGCGTAAAACCATTGGCGTAACCCTGCGCGAATGGGCTGGGGTGATCACCCACGGTTACACCCGCGAACAGGCTAAAGCAGTGCTGACCATGCTGCGCGATGCCGGTGCACGCGGTTGGGGAATGCACTCTCTGTTCCCGGGGAATGCTGAAAGTTTAATTTGGGAAATGGTGGGGTCGAAATGATGGACTCTATGCGTTATGGAAGCGTATGCAGTGGGATTGAAGCTGCATCCGTTGCGTGGGAGCCGCTTGGGTTCTCGCCAGCGTGGTTTTCAGAAATAGAGCCATTTCCATCAGCCGTATTGGCTCATCATTGGCCAAATGTAGCAAACCTCGGGGATATGACCGCGATAGCTGGAATGGTTAAGTCTGGTGACGTCGATGCCCCTAGCATTCTGGTTGGTGGTACGCCATGTCAGGCATTCAGCGTGGCTGGAGCCAGAAAGGGATTAGCCGATGAGCGCGGCGTGCTAACTATTAAATACGTGGAGCTGGCAGATGCAATTGACGATAAGCGACAACAAAAAGGGCAAGGTGAATCAATCATCGTATGGGAGAACGTGCCAGGCGTCCTCTCGTCTAAAGATAACGCCTTCGGAGCGTTTCTTGGCCTCCTTTCCGGCGAAGAGTGTGAGCTTGTCCCTCCAGGGAAGAAATGGTCAAACGCTGGTTATGTGTCTGGACCCAAAAGAGCAATCGCGTGGCGCGTCCTTGATGCCCAATATTTCGGAGTGGCCCAACGACGCCGCCGTGTGTTCGTTGTCGCAAGTGCTCGAAAAGACTTCGATCCCGCAAAAGTTCTATTTGAGCGAGAAGGCGTGCGCAGGGATATTGCGCCGAGCAGAGAGGCGGAGAAGGAGATTGCCGGACCAGTTGGATGCAGCTCTTCGTTCCATGCTGCTGAAAAGTGGAGAGGGTTTAATTTCGAACAGTTTTCCTGTGGTGGCGAATTAATACCAACGCTAACCGCAACAGAATTTAAAGGTAAGACGTTAATATACAAAGGAACTATAGTGCGCCGCATCACTCCGAGTGAGGGTGAGCTGCTACAAGGATTTCCTTATGATCACACGGCCGTTCCATTCAAATCTGGAGTTGCGGCAGATTCACATCGCTATAAGGCTATCGGTAACAGCATGGCGGTGCCATGTATGAAATGGATTGGCCAAAGAATTAAAGAACATTTATCAACACTGACACAAAAAGGACTGACCAATGATTATCTGGTTTAAAAATCTGCGCGCATACCGTTTTACTCGTGCCATGGATCTGCCAGCCGAAGCGCTGGAGCAGCAGATGGCTGACTTTGCATTCACCCCATGCGCTAGCCAAGACATGGCTAAATTCGGCTGGGCTAGTGCGATTGGCGGTGATGCATTCCTGCATGCGGCCAATGGCCATTACCTGTTGCGTGCTAAGCACGAGAAAAAGAACATTCCTGGCTACGTGGTCAAGGACGCTGTCAACGCGAAGGTTGCGCAGCTCGAAGCTGAACAGCAGCGGAAACTGAAAAAGGTTGAGCGTGACACCATCAAAGATGAAGTGATGCAAACCCTGTTGCCGCGTGCCTTTAGCAAAATCAGCGTGACACAAATTTGGATAGACCTTAAAGCTCAGTTGGTTTTCGTGGACTCCGCATCAGCGCAAGGCGCAGAAGATGCACTGGCATTACTGCGTAAGACTATCGGTAGTCTGCCAGTGGTTCCGCTGAGCGTGCAAAAGCCGATTGAGCTGACGCTGACTGAATGGGTGCGTAGCGGTGATGCGCCGGCAGGATTTAGCCTGCTGGAAGCCGCTGAGCTGAAATCCGTACTGGAAGATGGCGGCGTGATCCGCTGTAAGCAGCAGGCGCTCACTTGTGAAGAGATCACCGCACACATTGACGCTCAGAAGCTGGTTACCAATCTGGCGCTGGACTGGCAAGACCGTATCACGTTCATTCTGCACCAAGACGGCTCTATCAAGCGTCTGAAATTTGCCGATGAACTGCGCGAGCAAAATTATGACATCGACCATGAAGATGTAGCTGCTCGTATTGATGCTGATTATGCCCTGATGACTGCCGAGCTGGGTGCCATGGTTAAGCAGCTAGCTGATGCTCTGGGTGGGGTAGCGGAGGTGTCAGCATGACAAATGAAGAGATCCGCAATATCCCAAACCAAAAGCTCAATGAAATGGTAACGCGCATCGTGAAGGGTGCGCCAAACCACAAAATTGATAGTGATGGGGTGGTTCTGTACCGAATGGATAATTCGGCGCCCGGCGGCATTGATCAGATATTTGTTGAGGATTACTGCTCTGAAGCTGGCTTGATGCTTCCGTTGGCCCTGTCGAACGGCATCAGTATTCAGTGTGGCATGCTCGGTGATTTTCGTGCGATTAAGTCGCCCCATAGTTGGGAGGATAGAAACTACTGCCGAGCCGCAGCCATTGTTTTCCTGAAGTCGCGAGGGGTGCTGTGATGGATGGTGGAATATCAATAGTGCGAAGCGACTCTGGTGATGATGGGGACGAGATTAGAGTAATCATTCGCGTAGCAATGGGAAAAACGATAACCGCAGTGATGTCACCAGAAGATTTTGGTTTAGCCATAACCGGAAAGTCTGAAGTTCCGATAACTATCCGGCTAAGAAATTTGGGTATTGTTGCTCAGCACGGGTTAGGGGGTTGTGATGGGGCAAGCTGATTGTGATTTATCGCTACTGTTCGCCACTCCGAGCTACATCGATACAATGATATCTCGTGGAGCCACGCTTCCTACTGAATTTTTGGCGCGGCACTTCGAGGATAAGGCGGCTGATGAGTACGATGAACAGAGAGCGTTTGAGTCCGGCTATCTATCCGATAGGGTGGATGAGCTTGAGGATGACCTCGGTGATGTTGAGCGCCAGCTTGATGATCTAAGATCTGGTGCCATGCACACAATCAAAGAGGCCATCAAAGTTCTAGAGCATGGGGGAGATATCCCGTTGCTAATTCGCGACCTGCAACAGTGGGTTGATGAAAATCGGCAATTATGATGACCGGAGAACAAAAACTAACCGTTATCGCATCTCGCAGTGCGACAATCAAAAAAGCCCAGGAGACTGGGCTATCACCGTTATTCCAGCTGTGTGAAAAGTATTTTGGCCGCATCCATGTGGCGGCCATTATCGATGGGACTGACATGACATATACCGGCGAGTTACCGCGTAAGACCAAACGCGTGCCGGCACTTGAGCAATCAAACCCAGAAGGACTACCCAATGATCAGAGTTACAGAGGCCGAGCGCCAGCAGATTAACCGCGGCATGGTATCCGTGCGTGAGCATTTCACGCCGAACGCAGGGACTCAATTCGGGCGAGTGACGTTATGCGCTGCCGGTGCGGATTGGTACACGCTACGCCAGCTAGAATCGCTCATTGCCGGACTATTCCCCGAACACGAAGACACCCAAGCGGCGATCAGCGCGCGATTGCGCGAAGTTAGCCCGTCACGCTGTGGGCTGGTTAAGCAAAAGCAGATCATCCGCATTAACGATAAGTCGGTTTATTTTTACCGCCTCATTCCTGCGCGTGTTGCGAGTCAGTCACAGGAGGCTGCATGACCGAGCTGGCGCTAGTGAAGTTGCCCGGCGGTGGCTTGGCCCCGCTGTCTGCGCCAGATCAGGAAACCATTCAACGTTGGAAGGCTGGCGCGGTGATCCGCGCTGAGTTTCGTGAGGTGCGCAATCCTCGCTTCCACAAGAAGTTTTTCTCACTGCTGAATCTGGCATTCGATTACTGGGAGCCAGCAGAGATAGAGCATGCGCGACATGGGCGCTTCATTCCCCAAAAAGACTTCGACGAGTTTCGCAAATGGTTGCTAGTGCAGGCCGGATTCTTTGATGTGATCGGCTATCCCGATGGTTCTGTGCGTCTGCGCGCCAAGTCTATTAGTTGGGCCAAGATGGATGAGGAGGAGTTCTCTCGGCTGTATCAGGCCGTATTTAACGTGATCTGGGAAAAGATGCTGTCTCAGACCTTTAGTTCGCCGTTAGACATGGAGAATGTCGTCAACCAGCTGATGGGGTATGCATGATGCTGAATGTTCCTGTATTTCGCAGTGTGCGCTGGCTAGAAGCTGTGCGCTCATTGGAGTGCTGCGTGCAGTGTGGTCGCTATGGCGTGCAGGCTGCGCACCGAAACGAAGGCAAGGGGATGGCTAAGAAGGTAGATGACTGCCTGACTGCGGCGTTATGCCCTGACTGTCACCACGCCATTGATAATGGCAGTGGGCTTACTCGAGAGGAGCGCAGGCAGCGAATGGATGCGGCTATTCTCGAAACCATCTCTCAGTTGGCTCGCCGTGGCCTGATTAAGGTGGGGTAGCGCTGTGCTGATGATATCTGAGATGGATGCGCGCCGACTGCTGGGACCCAAGGTGGCAAGCAAAAGCAAGGCGACGGACGGGGGTAAATCCGGTGACCGGAAAGCGCAGGTGCTGAAATTGCGCAGTGATGTTATTGCGCAGTTGATTGGCTTTCCCGAGCCGGTAACAGAGCACCTGTTTCATCCAACGCGCAAGTGGCGGTTAGATTTCGCATGGCCAGAGCACCAAATTGCTATCGAGGTGCATGGCGGAGTGCATTCCGGTGGCAGGCATACGCGCGGTACCGGTTTTACAGAGGATAGGGAGAAGATGAATGAGGCGGCGCTGATGGGCTGGACTGTTATCGAGGCAACGTCAGAACAGGTGCGCAACGGCAAGCTACGGGCATGGCTGGAGCAGGCGTTCTCAAGTTGGGAGAAAAAAATTTAGTGTCTGTATAGTGTCTATGTCTGTAACAGAGGACTGACCAATGACTGAACTAATGACCAATATCTTTGATCCGCGCGCTGTTATGCGTGATCCGTCTATTCCATCATCTCGCTGCCGAGTCACGCGAGAGCAAATCATCAATGCTGTGGCCATTTCAGGGCAGCGCGCGCCAGCTGGCTTTGATGCGGTAATGGTAAAAATGCGCAATGACCGCAACGCCCTTGAACGACTGATCGCGCGTATTCCGGATTGGCTGGAGTCCCGCAAAGGGGAATTACCAGAAAAGGCCGAAGCTGTGTGCTTGCTGGCTATCCAGATAGCGACCGGTAAACCTATTCCTGCGCAGTTGCCGCGATTGAAATCTCTCATCAAGCAGTATTCCGCTCGAGGGAAGCGCTGTGCATCCAATGTGCGCAAATACCAAGTGCTGATCCGCACCACAGAAAAGAACATGGTGAGCGCCATTGGACGTGAGCATGAACGCCTGGCCGTGCAGGTTGATAATCTTCATGCTGCAATCAAGCGTGAAAGAGAGGGACTGGATTCGTGGGCGGCGAGAGCAGCTTCGGAGTCTAATCTGTGTCCTCGCTGCAAAGGTACCGGCATCTATGGTGTTGAGCAGTGCCCACCTTGCGGCGGCGTAGGAGTGGCTGTTGCGACATCGGATGATGTGTACAAATCCCTGCGCACGCTGGGGCTGGTATCCGGGCAACGAGAATTCACCCAGCAGCATTGGCCGCTGATCTGCCAGTGCATCAGTTGGCTATTGGCCGAGATGGGGGAGTGTCAGCGTGCATTTAATGCGGTGATGGAGAGTGAGAGGCAGGCAGATTAACCTGACTTATAAATAACTTAGGCGGTGATGCAATCTTGTGCCTCCGCCTTTGTTGACCTAAAAGTCAGAGTGGATAGTGTGTCGAATGTCAACAGGCATCATCATGAAATATAAGGTTTTTTTGTGGATGAGTATTGCCATTACGTAGAAGTGGTCATATCCTACAACCATTGAGCTTGCCGAAATTGATTCGGCTCCAACAACAAACAGGAGTAAAGCCATGAGGCTGGATTTTAGTTTCAGAAGTCAGCGCAGTACCGCGCTGGCGAAATACGGAGGTGCTGTATGGCATCTAAGCGCAAGAAGCGAGCATGCAAATGCTCATGTAAAAAAAATGGCCGCTCAACAAAGAACAGCCATTCTTCAGTAGATTTATCAGGTCATGAGTCTAAGGTTGCAGCCTTATTCTCTAAATTGGACGGCCTGTTGAATCTACTAATAAAATTAAAGATTGTGGTTGATACATACAACTTTATGGAGGTAGATGACATACTACATCTCATTGCGCAAGTAGCGTTCTGAGTGGATGCATCGCATCTTTCCATTTGCCCTGGAGAGATACTTTGTACCTGAGAGTAAAGATTTAGTATCAACGAGGTAAATATTACCGTAACTGACGCGACCGTCAATGAATAATGCTGTCTTATTTGTCCTTATTCTGCCTTTGATGGCTGTTGAAACCGCGCCAAACATGTGTAATTATTGACCCATGATGTGAAGCCTCGCCCTAAAAAGCGGGGCTTTTTTGCATCTGTCAGTCCCTGTAGTCGGCTGGTCCCCGACTTTTTATACGCCCGCATGGTTCGCCCTGCGGGCTTTTTTATTTGGAGGTAGTCATGTCGGCATCAAACCCCGATATCTGGACGATTGCCGTGACATGGCTGTCACAGCATAAGTCGCTCATTGCTGGGTTCGGCATGAGTGTGTGCGTTGCGCTACTGCGCCTACGAGGTGATCAGGGGAAAACGCGTATGGAAAAGTTAACTGAATCCGCGCTGTGCGGTCTGCTGACAGTCACTGTGTACCACGGCGCCATGATGTTCGGTCTGCAGTACGAGTCAGCTGCAATCTTCATTGGTGGCGCTGTAGGCTGCCTTGGCGCTCAGGAAGTGCGCAGCATCATGCAGACGTTAATCAGCCCAGTGATCGCCGCCGTATCTAACCGTGGAGGCAAGAATGGCCCGTATTGATGAGCACCGTAACATCCTGGCATTCCTCGACATGCTGGCGTGGTCAGAAGGCACAAGCACGCACCCGCACACTCAAGATGATGGGTATGACGTCATTGTGAATGGTGACGACGGCGATCCACGCCCGAACATCATGGCCAGTTACGCCCGTCACCCGAATGTGCTGGTTAAGGTGAATGCCAACCTGAAATCTACGGCGGCAGGCCGCTATCAGCTGCTGAACCGCTATTACGGTCCGTATGCGCGAATGCTACGCCTGAACGACTTCTCTCCGGTGAGTCAGGATCGCATTGCTGTACGCCAGATTATGGAGCAGCACGCCTACAACGATATCTGCGAAGGTCGCATCTCACTGGCAATCCGCAAGTGCGGCAACATCTGGGCATCTCTACCAAACAACAGTTATGGGCAGAAGAAGCACAGTGAAGCTGCATTGCTGGCTAAATACCGTGAATTCGGTGGGAGTGGGCAATGATTTGGGAGCGCTACGTGAAAACTGGCGCTGTCGTGGTTGTTGTGGCCGGTGTAATTGGCACCGGCTTTGCCATGAAGCACTACAAGTACCGCAGTGAAGAGCTGTCTGCGGAAGTCGCCACGCTGCAGCAGCAATTAGCTGACGAGCAAATGGTGAGTAATGAGCTGCGCAGAAACGCCGCACTCATGGCGGAGGCATTGGATCATGCGACCAACAAGAAACAAGACGCAAGTAACGCAGCAACGGAAGATAAGTCTAAGTTATCCACCCTGCAGAAAGGTGAGCCGTGCGCTACCACTCGTATGCCTGACGATGCTTTTAATGTCGTGCGCCAAGCCGCCATTAACGCCAATGCCGCCAGTAACGTGCGTATTGGACGGTTTACTACCGGCCCTGAGTCCAACAGCGGTACCGGTTCCCACTAATCCAGCCTATGGCGAGATGGGAGGAAGCTATGCGCGGGAGCTTATCAGCAGTATCGAACAGTGCAACATCGACAAAGGCGCTGTCCGAGAATTCATTATCACCAAGCAGCAAGAGCGAGCGGTACGCGAGCTATCTGACAAGCCGTGATGGTGATTGGCTAGAGAGCCGTGAGAGCAATCCGTCCTTGCGTGAGATGACCGGTATCATTTGCGCCACTGAGCGTAGCGATAACGGCTATCGCATTGCACTGAATACGGGGGCGGAGTTTGAATTGGTTCGACCGCATCGTGAGCCGCAAGTAGGCGATACGGTCATCGAATGTGAACTGTGTGATTGATGGCAAAGCATGACTGGAAAGCGCTGCAAGCTGAATTTCTCGAAGAGCACCGAGAAAGCGGCATCACAGCACAAGAGTGGTGCAGTCAGCGTGGGATCAATTATCAGAGTGCTCGTCGTTACATTAAAGTGCGCAAAGCAGAAACTGCGCAATCGGCTACTGCGCAATCACGTAAAACTGCGCAAAGTGCGCAAAACAGAACTGCGCAATCAGGAAAGTCTGCGCAATCGAGAAGCAAGGCAGGAAGAGGGCGAAGTGGTCGAGGTGATGAAGAGGGAGAGTTGCTGCATGACTCTTCACCTCCGGAATCAGGCGACCAAGACAGGCCGGAACCGAAATCCGAAACGTCAAGTGCTAAATCTGGCCGCAACGCCAAGGGCCATTTCATTGCCGGCAATACCATTTCCGTCGGCGCTCCCGGCAATCCAAATCCGCAAAACCAATTCACCCGCGGCAACCAAGTCGCACGCAAGCACGGTGGATACGCCAAATACCTGACCGCAGAGAACGCAGACGATCTGTTTGCTGACGCGTCGGTCATGGAGCTCAAGGATGAATTGGAGTTCACTCGGGCGCGCTCACTGGTGTTGACTGAGAGTCTGACACGCATTTATCAGGATATGGCCAATGAGCAGGATGTTGTAACACGCACTGAGCTGTACGGGCTGTATCTGAAAGCTGAGCAGGCATTGGAGCGCAACATTGCCCGTATTGAGTCGCTACACCGCACTATCAGCGGGATAGAGGTGAACAACGTTCAGGTTGAGCGCTACACCGAGGACGTTGAGCGGATCAGGCAAGCTAAACGCAAGCTGCGTGCTGAGGCAGACGTGCTGGAACAGAACACCGGAAAATCGGATACACCAACGAGTGAGATTGTTAAGGATATTCGCAGCAGAAGCACGGGGGGATTGATGTCATGAGTGCTGATAGCGAATGCATTGACTCAATGACCGAGGCGGAGAAGATTGAGTATATCCGTGCCCACCTGTCTGATAAGTGGTGGCGGATGAACAATCTCTACATGATTGAGGATGAAAAAGGCCGGTTGGTGCAGTTTAAGCTGCGTCCAGCGCAAGAGATGCTGTTTAAGACTATGTGGTACTTGAACATCATCTTGAAGGCACGTCAGCTGGGTTTCTCTACTGCCATTGACATCTACATCCTTGATGAAGCGTTGTTCAACGATAACCTCAAGTGCGGGATAATCGCGCAGGACAGGGATAAGGCAGGCGAGCTGTTCAGGACTAAGATTGCCATTCCGTTCGATAATCTCCCCGCCTGGCTGCGTAAGGACTTCGTTGTCACGTCGCGTACCGGTGGTAAAAGCGGCGGTTCGATATTCTTCAAGCACGGCTCCAATATCCAAGTGGCGACATCATTCCGCTCCGGCACGCTGCAGCGGCTGCATATCTCTGAGCACGGCAAGATCTGCGCTAAGTTTCCTGAGAAGGCCAAGGAAGTTAAAACCGGTACACTGCAGTCGATTCACGAGGATGCAATTGCGTTCATTGAGTCCACCGCCGAGGGTGTTGGTGGCGACTTCCACAGCATGAGCATTGCTGCCATGGAGTTTAGCAAGGCAGGCACAGAGCTTAGCAAGCTGGATTGGAAGTTTCATTTCTTCGCGTGGTGGCAGGATCCGAAGTATCGCGCGGCAGTGCCTGAGACTGGTTTAGTGGCCAGTAAGGCGCAGATGGAGTATTTCGATGCGGTAGAAAGCGTGATGGGCTGTGTTATCGGTGAAGAGCAGCGCCAGTGGTACGTGTTGAAAGAGGGATTGCTCAAGGATGAGATGAAGCAGGAATTCCCCAGCACGCCGCTGGAAGCGTTCCTGACATCCGGTCGCCGCGTGTTCGATCCTATCTCAACGATGAATGCCGAGGGCGAGTGTGTGCCGCCGCTCATCGTCTATGACATGAATCCTGTAACCGGCCGTAAAGAGAAAGCGCGCCGTCCTGAGCAGCTGGATGATCAAGGCATTCGCTCACTGGAGAGCATGCTTCTGGTGTGGGAGCTGCCTGATCCGGATGAGGACTACGCAATAGGCGTGGATATCGCAGAAGGGCTAGAGCATGGCGACCGTTCAAGCATTGATGTGGTTAAGCGCAGCAATGGAGAGCAAGTGGCGCATTGGTTCGGTCACTTAGAACCGGGCTTGCTGGCGCAGCTGACAGCACATATCGGCAAGTGGTACGGCACTGAGGAATATGGTCCCGCGTATGTGGGGCCAGAGCGTAATAACCACGGCCACGCTTTCTTGCTGGCTTTCCGTGATATCTACCCGACACGGCGCATTTACACAGAAGAGTACATCGACCGTGAAGATGACGACCAAACGGCGCGCCTTGGCTGGCTGACGACACGCCAGAGCAAACCGGTTCTCATTGATGGTTTGAAAACGCTATTGCGAGAGAAACGCGCTGGTATTCGCTGGATTGGTACCGTGCATGAGGCGGCTAGCTTTGTGTACGACAAGAACGGCAGCATGAATGCGCAAACCGGCTGCTACGATGACCAGCTCATGAGCTACATGATTGCCCAAGAGATGCGAGCCAGAATGCCTGTACGTGTCGTCAAATCAAATACCCCGCGCAAATCTAGAAACTGGATGACCCACTGATATGAACGATACCAATACCCAAGCTGCTCAAGGGCAGCTCGATTCGTCACGCCTGTTGGAATTGATGAGTGATATCAACGGGCAGCCAAACTGGCGCAGCATGGCAAATAGAGCCTGCGCGTATTATGACGGCGATCAGCTGACTGGCGATGTGATTAAGACGCTCAAGGAGCGTGGCCAGCCGACCACTATTCACAATCTGATTGCGCCAACCATTGATGGCGTGTTGGGCATGGAGGCCAAGAGCCGCACCGATCTGATGGTCATCTCCGATGATGTTGATGATGACATGGAGGTGATGGCCGAGGCGCTGAATGCTGAGTTTGCAGACATGTGCCGGCTAGGCGGTGAAAGCCGAGCGCGCGGTGAAGCGTACGCTAGCCAAATCAAAGCCGGTATTGGCTGGGTTGAGGTGCGCCGCAACTCCGATCCGTTTGGCCCACGCTTCAAGTTTGGATCTATTCATCGCGATGAAGTGTTCTGGGATTGGCACAGTCGAGAAGCCGACTTGACCGATTGTCGCTGGTTGCTGCGCCGCCGCTGGCTGGATGTTGATGAATGCTGCACGTTGGTGCCGAGCAAAGCCGACATCATCCGTATGAGTGCGGGTAATTCATGGAATGGCGCTATTGACGTTAGCAACATCGAAGGTATGAGCCCAGATCTGGTTAATGCGTTCGAAGAGTGGCAACAGTTCGACGCCAAGCAAATGGAGTGGTGCAGTCAAGATCGCAAACGTGTTCTGCTGCAGGTGGTCTACTACCGCACATACAACATGCGCACAGTGATGATGCTGGAGTCTGGCCGTGCTATTGAGTATGACGCCAAGAATGAGCTGCATCGCGCAGCACTGGCGCTCGGGAAAGCATGGCTGGAGAAATGCCCGGTCGCAACTATTCGCGAAGCGTGGTTTGCTGGTCCTCATTTCCTGTGCGATAGACCGTGCTCAGCGCCGCACAATATGTATCCGCTGGTCCCGTTCTGGGGATTCAGAAAGGATTCGTCACGCGAGCCGTATGGCCTCATTGTTCGTGCCATTCCGGCACAGGACGAGGTAAACCTGCGCCGAATCAAGCTGACATGGCTGCTGCAGGCAAAGCGCGTGATCATGGATAAAGACGCCACCAACATGAGCCGCGCGCAGGTGCTGGAGGAGATTGAGCGCCCTGATGGCTATATCGAGCTGAACCCTGAGCGGCGCAACAAGCAATCCATCTCTGACGTGCTCAAGGTTGAGCAGGATTTCCAAGTGGCATCACAGCAGTTCCAAGTGATGCAAGACAGCGTGAAGCTGATCCAAGATACGATGGGTGTTTACGGTGCCTACCTTGGGCAGGGAACTACTGGGCAATCCGGTGTCGCTATTGCCAATCTGGTTGAACAAGGCGCTACCACGCTCTCAGAAATCAACGATAACTACCGGTTTGGTAGCCAGATGGTGGGTGAGTTGGCGTTGTCATACTTGATTGAAGATCTCAGCAAGCGCCGCAATTACAAGATCACAGTCAATAAAGAGGACCGCCGTCGCCGTAAGGCCGTTACCATCAATATTGAGCAAGAGGGCGGGAAGCTCAGTAATGATATCAGTCGGCTTAGGGCGCATGTGGCGCTGGCACCAATTCAGCACACGCCTATCTACAAACAGCAATTGGCTGAGCGTTTGGAACAGGCCATGTCTAAGCTGCCTCCGCAAGCTGCTGCCAGCTGCTTTGATTTGCTGGTTGAAATGATGGACGTGCCAAACAAGCATGAATTCACTGAGCGGATCCGTGCTTCTCTTGGTATTGCTAAGTCACCGGAGGAAATGACACCGGAAGAGCAACAAGCGGCTCAAGCGCAATCGCAGCTGCAGCAACAGCAGCAAGAATTGGCCATGCGTGAGCTGGTCGCCAAGGTGACTGAATTGGAAGGTAAGGCATCCAAATGGCAGGCGGAGGCCGCTAAGATTCATCGGCTTGCAGAGTCAGCTCGGTTTGATGATGCGCTGAAGCAGGCGCAGACCGGTAAAACTCTGCAGGAGATGGCGCGATTGCAGCAAGAGGGTGAGCGGTTGGCTAATGAGCAGCAGGGGCTGCAAGCTCAGTTAATGCAGACCATCCAAGCGCAAATTGATGCCATTGAGCTGTAAGTGGTGAAGCAATAGACAGCAGCGAAAAATAGCGGTAAATTAATACCCATGATGCCGAGTTGCGCCTTAAAACGCGCATCGGCTTTTTTATTACCTGTAACCCGCTTCGGCGGGTTTTCTTTTTTGTGGCTACGAATGGACAGCAATCAAGAACTGAAGAGTGTGCTTGAGGTGGCTAACGGTAAGGTTGGCGGCTTCATTCACATTGGCAATGTCATGGAGCTATACAAATCACACAAGGTTGTTAAGGCGGCTGAAATCGTAGCGGTTATTGGCGTATGCGCTGCTGGTGCAGATCTACGCATTGCGAATCCGACCAACCATGAGATGGAAATTCCGTACTTTGCCACTCCAGATATGCTGGCCAGATTCACCCCGCAGGTTGGCGATTACATCGTTCTATATGCCGATGACTATGTATCGTTCAGCCCCAAAAGCGCATTTGAAGATGGATACTCGATCATCACAGAGCCTGTTCAGTGCGATGATTATCTGATGGAGCGGGATATTCAGGCGCTTAACCTGACTGCGCCACGAGTAGAGTCAGCTTCGATTGATGACATCATGAGTCGCGTGCGCTATGTGGTAAGCGTGGTTAAAGGTACTACGACCACACTGGCTGCCGCAGTAACCGATGATGGATTCACCCTGGCTATCGGGCAAACCTCATGTGTAGACCCCGATAACTTTAATGCCAGCGTTGGCGCTAAGTGGGCCATTGAAGATGCCAAGAAAAAAGCACGCGATGAGCTTTGGAAGCTGGAAGGCTGGCTACTCAAGCGAGAGCTGACCCAAGGCAAGGTAAAGCAATAACCCAAGCCCCATTCAACTAAGCCCACCATTGCGTGGGCTTTTTTATGCCTAAGCCGGAAAGGGCTTTCCCTGAGAACCTTCTCCCGCTTGGGCAGCGATACCACCCGAAATAAAGCGAGGACTTCATGAGCACTATCGATCTCAACAATCTTACTGGTACCGAATCTCTGGATGAGCTGGACGCAGCTCTGGAAGCACTGGGAAGCGGCAATGGCGACAAGCCTGATACCCATACCAATGCTGACGGAAAGCAGGCTGAAAATGCAGCGAGCACTGAAACGGACGTAAAAACCGATTCGTCCACGGCAGCGGAGCAGCAGGCAAAAACAGAAGGCGGTTCAGCGGATAAGGGCAAGGCTGATGCCAGCGCGCAGACTGATACCAACACTGAAGCAGGAAAGGTGATTGCCTCTAAAAATGGGCAGCATGTCATCCCGTACGAAGTGTTGGAGCAAGAGCGCCGCGACAAACAAGCGCTGCAAGAGCAGGTGCAGCAATTGGAAAAGGCCGCAGCCGAGCGAGCGAAGTTGCAGAAGTTGCTGGAAGCCAATGGCATTTCAGCTGATGCCGACCCGGACGATCTCAGCGTGGAGCAGATTGAGCAACTGGCAGAGGACTTTCCTGAAATCGGGAAGGCGCTGACCGGCATTGTCAAAAAGCTGAATAAGTTCGAGCAGGCGGATGCAACTAAGCAAGCCGAGACTCAGGCATCTAACCCGTTACAGGCAGCGCTGCAGGCTACACCTGATCTGGTTACATGGCAGAACTCGGACCCTGACCGCATGGCATTTGCCGTCAGTGTGGATGAGCGATTGCAGAGTGATCCCGCATGGAAAGATAAGTCGTTACAGGAGCGCTTTGCCGAAGCTGCGCGCAGAACGCGTGTGGCATTTGGTGATGAGCAGGCTCCGGCAGCAGACAGCAAGGCCAGCGACAAGAAAGAGCCGGAGGTGCGTCAGCGTGACGCTATTCCGGCAAGCCCGTCTGACATTGGCCAGTCTGTTCAGCATGCGGCAACGGGTATTGAGAAATACCAAAGCATGACACCTGAACAGCTGAATGCCGCAATGGAAGGTATGACGCCAGCGCAGATTGAAGCGTTGTTGGCTGAAGCTGATCTGTAAGCGCAACTGAAACCAACCAAACCCAACGAATCCGGCCATTGCGCCGGATTTTTTATTTCTGAAGGAGAGTAACATGACTCAAGTTACTACAGCCGCTGCCAACAAAATTTTGCAAGCGGCGCTGCTTGTTGAAGCGAATCGCGCCAACTCCATGATCAACCTGCTTACTGAAGAAGCGCCGAAAGGGGTGAAGATTAATGGCGGCAAGCAGACATCGCATGGTGCGCCAGTGGTGCGTGTCACCGACCTGACCAAGAATGCCGGTGATGAAGTTAACATGCAGATCTTCCATCAACTGTCTGGCCGCCCAACCATGGCTGATAAGAAGATGGCGGGCCGTCTGGAAAACCTGTCTCAAGCTGACTTCGGTCTGAAGATTAACCAGACTCGTCACGGCGTGGATGCTGGCGGCAAGATGAGTCAGCAGCGCACCAAGCATGATCTCAAAGCTGTGGCTCGTCGCTTGCTAGCTGATGGCTACTACGGTCGCCTGACGGATCAGCGTGGAATTATCCAGCTGGCCGGCGCGCGTGGCGATTACGCTGCGACAGACATCATTATCCCTACCGCAGACGATCCTGAATTCAATGAAATCATGATCAACCCAATCACTGCGCCAACCTATGAGCGCCACTTCTTTGGTGGTGATGCAACCAGCTTTGAGCAGCTGGATGCAGCAGACCGTTTCAACCTTAGCTGCGTGGATAACATGGCGCTGTTCTTGGCGGAGATGGCCAACCCAATTCAGCCAATCCGTTTAAGTGCCGATCCATCCGAAGGGACGCCGCTGTATCTGTTGCAGGTAACCGCTCGCCAGTGGAACGACTTCTATACCTCCAGCTCTGGTAAGGACTGGCAGGCGATGTCGGCCGCAGCGATGGAACGCTCCAAGGGCTTCAATCATCCGTTGTTCCGCGGTGAGTCTGCTATGTGGCGCGGCATCCTGATCAAGCCATATAACGGCATGCCGATCCGCTTTAATCAGGGATCTACTGTGCAGGTGTGCGCTGCCAACTCAGATAACGGCGCATCAGTAGCTAAGACCGCTGGGACTACCATTGACCGCGCAATTCTGCTGGGCGCTCAGGCTCTGGCTAACGCGTTCGGCTCTGGCGTAGAAGGTGGTTCATTCAACCAGTACGAAGAGAAAAGCGACCACGGCAACTCTACTGAGCTGTCTATTAGCTGGATATCTGGCCTGCAAAAAATCCGATTTAAGCAGAAGAATGGCAACCTGCAGGATCACGGCTGTATGGTTCTGGATACTGCGGTTAGCCCAATCGGTCGCTAATCCTCCCACCTTGGTGCGGTAGCTATTGGCTGCCGCTGCCTCCTAAATTAATCAAGGAGCCTACTCATGGGCAAGACTACTCTCGCAGCCAAGGGCTTTCGCTGGTTTAACGGCGCTTTTGGCAACTTATCTATCTCCCCGACATTGGTCGCCAAGCTGAACGCAGTCGCCTCCGGTGATGATGTTGCCTTTGGTGACAAGGTTGAGCCGAACATCAAGATTGTGGGCGTTACGCTGATCTCCGGCGCGCTGGGCGCAAGCACCACCGTCACTGTTAAGGTTGGCGGTACCGCCATCACTGGCGCGGAAGCAACCGCTGCTGCCGTCAGCAAGTACATTCCGGTGGATGATGTGATCACCCAAGAGGGGCAGGAAATCATCCTGTCTGTTGGCGGTGGCGCTGCTGCCGGTACCGTGAAGGTCAAGCTGCATTACGAGATGCTGGGCAACCTGTAATTAGCCTGGCGTTTTGAACCCCATTAGCCCACCTCGTGTGGGCTTTTCTTTTTGTGGAGAACACACGATGAGTAACACCACTGTTGAAATCGTCTATATCGGTGAGAAACCGGTCAAGCGAGACACTGTAACGGGCAGCCGACTGATGTTCCCGCGCTTTGAGCCGGTACCAGTTGAGAAGGCTATCGCACTGCAGTTGCTGGAATATACAACGGTGTGGCGCCGCGCAGAAGATCTGGAGAAGGTTGAGCGCGAGCGTCAGGCAGCAGCTGATGCGGCAGCAGAAGAAGCAGCACGCTTGGCCGAGGAAGAGGCGGAGCGTTTAGCGGCAGCTGATATGCGCGTTGGCGAGCTTGATTTGGGCAAGATGTCATCTGCGAAGCTGCAAACGCTGGCCGAAGCAGAAGATTTGGGCATCAAGCAAGAGCCGCAAGAAAAGGTGGATGACTTCCGTGTACGCGTACGTGATGCACTGCGTGCCAAGCAGGGTAACGCGTAATGACGCCGGTACTGGACAGCCGACTGGTATCGCCTGACTCACTGATCCCGCTGGTTCGTCAGCGGGTGTCAGGCCCACTCGATAGCTTTATTCGGCAGGCTATCATCCGAGCATCTATCGCGTTTTGCCGCGAAAGCCGCTTGGTACATCTTGAGCGTACGTTCGCGGAGGTGTTTGAGGGGCAGACGGTTACATTTGCATCAACGTGCAGCATCAACCGTCAGGCGCGTCAGGATGTGCGTGAGCCACAGGTAACGGCATCAGTCATTCACGGCATTACATCCAACGGTGAGTCGCTGCAGTCTGGCTATGACTACCATTTGCAGTCGGCCGATTCAGTACGCTTTTTGAGAGCATGCAGCAACGTCATGATTGCTGGCGCGATTGAGCCAGTACCCAACGCAAAGCTAATTCCCGCCGCGCTTGTGGAAGATTACTCTGGCGCGATTGCTGATGGCGCAACGGCAGACTTACAGCTGCAGCCCGGCAAGCCGTGGAGTAATCCAGAGATGGGCATGATGTACCAGACTCGTTTTAACGAGGCCAAGCGTGAAGGGTATCGATTCCGCATTGAGGCGACGCCTGACGCTCGCGTATCTAACCCTGTTCGCCGCCGCAGCTTCTTCTAAGGGGGTAGCATGCAAACCATTCAAGACCTGTTAGCTACAGTGTCACGCGAGCTGACAGATGAAGGCCCATTACGCCGCTGGACGCAAGACGATCTGGTTAAGTACTACAACAGTGCTGTGGCCGCGCTAGCAACGTATCGTCCCGATATCTTTGCCACAACCAAGACGGTGACTTGCGTGGCGGGTACGCGTCAGGCGCTACCGGTTGGCGCTCGCCGCTTGATTGAAGTGGAGCGCAATACCATGGGGCGCAAGCTTCGTTACTGCGAACGCGGTGTGTTGGATGATATGGATCCGGATTGGATGCGCTCTACCGGCTCAACGGAAGCGGAGGCTTACTCCTACGATGAGACTAATCCGTCCGTATTCTGGCTTTACCCTGGCGTCGCCGCCAACACTCAGGTTGATGTTGTTGCTAGCGTAATGCCTGAACAGGTGTCAGTAGCTCAAATTAGCCAGCCTTTACCGTTTGATCTGGCTTTCTATACGCCGTGCATGGACTGGATTATTTACCGTGCATACATGCGTGATGCAGATGATACGGCGAACTCAATGCGCGGACAGATGCATTTGCAGGCATTCGCTCAGTATCTTGGCATCAAGATTGAGTCAGACAAGGCGCTGTCTCAGCGTCGCCAGCAGAAGTTCCAAACTAATCAGGGGTAACCGATGATTCGCGTATTCGGTCAGATTACAGATGCGTCCGGAAAGGGCGTGCCGGGCGCGATGATTGAGTTGCGCGCTCTGAAAAGTACGGCGGAAGTTCTCTACGGATCAGTATTGCCGTATAAGTGCGATGCGTTAGGTAACTACGATTTTCCATTGGCTATCGGTGCCTACGATGCGTACGCACAGAATGATGCTTGCGGGGATATGGATTACCTAGGTACAGCGGTGGTAGCCTCCAACACCACTGATGGCGATTTGTACCATCTTCTCGTTGATGGTGGGGTCAGCATCATCCCGCCAATGCTTGAATCCGCAATGGAATACACGCGCCGCGCAGAACAGGCTGCCGATGCCGCAGAAGCCGATCGCGAGCAAACTGGCAAGGACGTTGCCATCACAGCGCAAAATCGACAGGTATCTGAAACCAAGGCGCAAGAGTCTGCCGCATCTGCGGGCGAGGCTAAGGCTGCACGCGATAGCATCGTTAATGATGCTGCAGACGTTCGCGCAAAGGCTAAGCAGGTAGCTGATGACGCGGTATCAGTGGCTAACAATACTGCCGCTGTTCAACGTAATACAGAACAGGTGGCGCAGAACACACTAACCGTAGGCACCAAAGCACAGCAAGTCGCAGAAAACACTCATGCCGTAGCGGCCAATACACTGTCTGTTACCCAGATGCGTGATGAGGTTGTGGCTAAAACCTGTATGGCGCAGGGCGCAGCAGACACCGCGACACAGAAAGCCGCATCTGCTGCGGAGCATGACGCATCATCAGCAGCTAACGCCAAAATAGCGCAGGATGCGGCGGCAGCAGTGCAGGGCGTGCTAATCGATGGTGGAGAGTGCGACCTTTCATCCGGGGTATATCCGCCACCACAAACGGTTGCTGGTAAAAATTACTCTACAGTTTGGTATGTGAAAACTGGAGGGGCAGTATTTGGTGTAACATACGATGCAGGTGATGTGCTGCGTTACACCACCGCTAAAGGCGGGTATTACTTTCGTGTTGACGCTGTTGATACCACGACCGCTCAGATTAGCCAGCACGCCGCAAAGGCTGGCGCTCACACCATTAGTGGCGTTCTTGGATTAACTGAAGCGCTGGCCGATAAAGCGGATGCTGCTGCGGTGGCTGATGGGTTCAGGCAGCACTCTATGGCATCGGATGCGCATACGCAATACGTAAAAAAAGCGGATGCCAACCCATTCCCTCAGTATTCAGATTTTCGAACCGGTGAATCCCGTATGTTTGAAACTCGTGCGCAGCTGGCAAAACGCGCAGCAGAGTATCATCCAATGGATGGCCAGCTTGTTCCTCGCGCCACGGATCAGGGGTTGCTTGCTGCAATCATGGCGGGTGAGGTTCCATCATGCTCAGATGCAGATTGGCTGGCTGACCCGTACAAGCGAAACAATTATACGCTTGGTGACGGCTCTACAAGCATCCGTATTCCAGATCGCAATGGTAAGTATGTTGGCACAGTGGGTTCAGTGTTTGCTCGTGGTGATGGGGATAATGCTCCAGCCCCAGGGATGATTCATGGAGATGCTACGCGTGACATGGTTGGTACAGTTACTGGTTATGATGAGTCATCATTCAGATCGCGGTCATTCGGTAGGGCAACCGGTGTATTTCAGATAGATCCAGCAATACCGATGGACAACTCAGCGCCAGCTTCTCAGAGTAGAACAATCAATGGTGGAGGGTTAACATTTAGAGCCTCACTGGTTGTACCTACTGCGCCGCAAGTCCGCCCAACGTCAATATCTAGAGTTTGGTCAGTTAAGCGATAATTGCCGTATAACAAATCATCAGTTACGATAACCCCATCATAGCCTCACTCTGCCGAGTGGGGCTTTCTTGTTTCTGCTATCTGGAAATTCCTCATGCCTTTGATTGATATCTTTACCATGCGTGGCATGACGCCGCGCGTGGAGGAGCATTTATTGCCCAATGAGGTGGCGACTCTGGCGCAGGATTGTCACTTCGATCGCGGCGTTATCGCGCCATTAACGGCTGATGAGCCCATGAGCGCGTCTTTGCCGGTGACACCTAAAATGCTATTTCACTACCTTGGTGTGCATTGGTTTGCGTGGAATAAAGCGGTTGAGGTGACACGCTCTCCGATTGCTCAGGACCCATATAACAGGGTGTATTACACCGACGGCGAGTATCCGAAGCTGACCTATGATGCCATTGCGACGGGAGGCAACAACAAACCGACCGCATGGTATCGACTTGGTGTTCCTGCGCCGGCTACGCCACCCAATGCGCAAAGCATCACACCGCCATCGGGCAGCAAAGATGATGACATTACGGATGATGAGGCTCGGTTTTACGTTGAGACCTATGTGACCGGCTTAGGTGAAGAGGGCCCGCCGGGACCTGCTAGCGGTAAGGTCACAATACCTATCCCTAATTCAACGGTTACCGTGGCGTTATCTCCAGCGCCTACTAATGACAGCAATATCACGCGACGCAGACTTTATCGCTCTGTATCCGGTGGAGGACTCGCTGATTACCTGTTGGTAGCAGACCTGCCTTTATCAACAACCTCCTATGTTGATGCCAAGAAGGAGGCTGAGTTAGGTCCAGTACTGGAGACTTACAACTACACCATGCCGCCAGCAGAGATGAGAGGCATCTGCCAGATGGCCAACGGTATCTGCGCTGGATTTGCTGGTAACTCCGTGCTGTTTTCTGAGCCGTTTTTACCCTATGCGTGGCCGGATAAGTACAAGTTGACCACTGAACATGACATTGTTGCCATTGCGGCGATTGATACGGCTCTGGTGGTGGGAACAAAAGGTTATCCGTATTTATTCCAAGGCGCATCACCATCATCCATGACCGGTCAGAAGCTGTCATCTGTGCAGCAAGCATGCGTCAGTGCGCGCTCTATGGTGGCATTGGATGGGTTGGTGCTGTATGCCGCGCCGGATGGCTTAGTGGGTGTTGGCGCTGATGGTGGCCACCTTGTAACAGAGCAGCTGATTACGCGCGAGCAATGGCAGCAGATGAAGCCGGAAACGTTACGGGCGTGGTATCACGAAGGTCGCTATGTTGCACTAACCGATACGAATGGCTTTATCTTCGATCCGAAGTCCGGTGATTTTCGTTGGTTATCTGGTCGTTGGGATGCGGCATACACAGATATGCAAGCAGATATGCTGGTTATTGCCAAGGGGCAACAGCTATTCAAGTGGCGCGGATCATTGCAGCCAATGGCTATGCGTTGGCGCTCTAAGGAGTTCGTTCTGCCGCCTGGCGCTATGTTGCAAAGCGTACGTATTATGAGTTCGGACATTGGCAAGGTTAGCTTTTCGCTGTACGTGGATGGCCGACTGGTTGCGTCTGTTCCGGTGGGTAGTGTTCCTAATGGGGCATTTCGCTTGCCTGCACTGCGTGGTCGCACTTGGCAAGTGGAAGTTGGGGGTTATGCTCAGGTTGAGCGCATCACGCTAGGAAGCAGCATGAGTGAGGTATGCGCGCAATGACTAAGACAACCTTTCGCGCCAATGCTGACAGCAAGGCTGTTGCCGAGAACATGCAGATCCTCACCGGCCAGAAGGGGGATAAACTCGACAAGGCACTGACTTACCGCGAGGCTGCATCGATTGGATTGCTGAAATTGCGTCGCAGTAATGGTGGATCGATCATCCCTGAAAACCCCACATCCCCCGATCGCGATCCGGTGTGGCAGGGCGTTGAGAAACCTCACGCACCAGTGAATGTAACCGCAGATGGTGCTTTCCATACGGTAACGCTGACGTGGGATATCCCAACTTACAAAGGGCACGCGTTTGCTGAGGTGTGGCGTGCTGAGTTTGATGATGCGGAGGCGGATAAGGGGAATAACCTGTCAAAAGCAGTGCGCGTTGGTACAACGCTGGCTAACGTTTACGCGGATGCGGTAGGTAAAGGTTTTAAGGCATTTTACTGGGTTCGGTTCGTAAACAAGAACGGCTACAACGGGCCATATCAAGGAGCGCTTGGGCTTCCAGCTGAAACAAGTCGTGATATTCAAGACATCATTGATGGATTAACTGGTCAAATTACTACCTCTCATTTCGATAAGTGGCTGCAACAGGACTATGCTGGCGTAAAGCAGGACATCGTAAGCCTAGAGGAAGGCGTTGGCAGCATGTGGGCGGTAAAGGCTAGCGCAGGGGCTATTAAGGCTGGCATCGGCTTGGTGGCAAAATCAGATGGAACCAGTCAGGTGTTCCTTGCTGCGAGTCAGGTCTTTGCTTACGACCCAAACAACCCAGCCAGCTCAGTGCCAGTATTTGCAATTGATCAGGGAAAGGTTGTTATCCAAGAGGCGCTGATTAAGAAAGCAACCATTCAGATTATCCATTCAGAGAAGATCACCGCAGATTACATCAAGGCAGGCGTTAGCATCTCTGCGCCACTTATCTCCGGTGGTTCATTTGATATGGGCAACGCCTATATGTCCGGTGGGGCTGCTGGCTTTGGTCTTGGTGGACCCTACAGTGGATGGGGTAAAGGTTGGAATAGCATTATCTATAGCGATGGCAGCATCTACACCAATCGTTTAAATGCCGAGGGCGGAAATGTCCGCAATATGCGCATCGTAAACTGCGTAATCGAGGAAGATTGTGATGTGCGCGGAACTTTGTACGCTAACAAGATCGTCGGAGATGTCACCAAGGCTTATACGCTAGGGGTAGTCAGTGCTGGCGTAAATAACTCTCAACCGTCGAGTTTAAGCATTAGCATTCCCGCGGTTAAACGAAGTAGTTACGTATCAATACCTGTATTTGCTGTGTTCGGATCGGTTAACTATGGCAATGGGACGGTCATGGCTACTGCTACAATCAGCATTAATGGTTCCGCGTTTTACGCCTCGGCATCAGGTTATAGCGGTTGTGTGGATATTAGTTCCGCCAGCATTCAGATACCGGCCAATACGCCTGTAACGGTATCTATCTCCGCACGGGTAAACGATGGCATGAATACGTCATGCAAAACTATGCCCATAGTCATTCTTCAGCACTTCTAAAACGATAACGCTCATGCATTCCAAACTACAACGCATCGCCGCGGATTCTGGCGATCCTAAATTTATTGATTCACTCAGAGACGCCATCCGTAACAGGGTGGCGTTTTTGTTTGTGCGTGATGATGACGGCTTTGTGCTGAAGCCTGTCGCTGAGAATGGCGCTACTGGCGTGATTGTCTGGGCTGGATGGGGTGATAACCATGCGCCAGAGCGGCACATTGATGAGGTGAAATTACTGGCCAGACAGATTGGCGCTCGCTGGATCCGGTTTCACTCTGCGCGCAAAGGTTGGTTAAAGGTTGCCCCGCGTATGGGGTGGGTTCGTCAGGCGGATGATGCTGACGGGTTTTATGTTTTTCAGATAACGCTGTGAGGTGAATCGTGGGTAAAGGCGGCGGATCCAATGAAATCCAAGAGACTGAAGCTCAAAAGGCAGCGGCTGATATCGCCAATCAGCAGTGGAATCTCTACAAAAACGAGCTAAGTCAATTTGAAGATATGTTCATGGATAAAGTCGATGACATGAACAGCCAGCAAGAATACGACAATTTAGCTGGCACGGCGACGCTCGGCACGGCGCAAGCCTTTGGCGAGGTTCGGAAGAATATGGCCGACAGTATGGCGTCTTCGGGTATCGATCCAACTAGCGGTCGTTATCAGGACACCATGCGGGACTTGGAGACTGAGCAGGCATTAAGCCAGACCGACACAACCAATCGGGCGCAATCGAGCCAGCAAGATAAGTATGTAGCTGGCTTGAAGGATGTGGTTGCCATGGGTAGCGGCCAGAAAGCGGAAGCGCTGCAGGGCTACAGTGATTTGGCAGCCAATAGCCTGAGCAAAGCGGCCAGTGATGCGCAGCGCAAGTGGAATGACAAGCAATCACTGCTGGGTGCTGTAGGTACGGCGGCTGGCATGGCTACACGTAAATACGGCCTTGGTGATGCATCAGTAGCGCTACCCAAGACTGATCCTAAACAGTGGGCACAAACACCAGGCGGGATGATTAAGGGCTCACTACGTGACGCAATGGGAGGCTAGTAATGGGGTGGGCATCGGACACTTATTCGCGATTGACGCGTGAGCAGTATCAGAACTGGCTAACTCGCTTCTATCCGAAGCAGAAAGAGCTGATGAATCTGGCTACTAATGGGCAGTTACTTATTCAGCAGCTGGGCCGTGTAGAAGAAAATAACGCCAACTCATTGCGCGCCGCACAGCAAGCAACGGCCAATCGTAATGCGCGCATGGGGGTGGCTACGCAGCAGAACCCGCAGGATAACAGCCAGAATCTACGTATGGCACTGATGACGGCCGGCACTGAAAACGGGCTGCGTGATCAAGAGAAGGATCGGCAAATTGGCATTTTAACCGGTGCTGATGCTGGGTTGCGGGAAGCCATTAAAGCTGGCGGGGGTATGTGATGGGATACGGACTGATCGATATTGCCGGCCAGACGCGCAATCAAGCGATGGGTGGCTTGCGCGAGGCTGCACGCCTTGAAGAGCAGCGCGAGAGCATGAACAAAGAGTTAAAAGCCCAGAAAAAGCAGGCAACGATGAGCGGCGTTGGTGCGGGTGCCGGCATGGGATTTATGGTCGGCGGCCCGATTGGCGCTGCTGTTGGTGGTGGAATTGGTTTCCTGACAAGTCTTTTTTAAGGTGGTTGCTATGGGCGTTAGAGGGTTAGCGGAAGGTTTTCTGGCTGGGTTTAACACCATGGACCAGCATGAGCGCGGAAAGAAGGCCGATGAGCGCATGGAAAAAGATATGTCCTTGCGCGATGCCATGTGGCAGAACACACAAAAGCAACAAGAGCTTGCTAATACGCGTTATGAAGATGAGAAGGCATACAGCCGAGGCCGTGATGCGGCAAATGATGAGCGCCAGAAAAAGCTAGATAGTTTGAATGAGATGAGCTTGCGCGCATCCATTGCCAACAGTCAAGCGTCTAACGCCAGAGCTGCCCGATCCGAAGCGCGTCAGGTTGAAATGTACGAGTGGGAGAAAGATCGCCTCCAGCAACAAAAGTTCCTCGAAGAGAATATGCCTGTCATTCAACAAGGCTGGGCTGACATTCAGGCCGGAAAAGCACCCGGCGAGCGATTTTTCTCAACGGTAAACAATAAGTACGCGGCAATGTATAACCCTGAGCGCTACATGAGCGGTGAGTATGCCAACGCAGGTAAGACCTTTGTGACACACACTGCGGGGTTAATGCGTGACGCTGAGGCGGGGAAGCTGGACTGGAATAGCGATGAGGGCGTACAGCGTATCAATCAGCCTGAATTCCTTAAAGCAGCAGGTGTGTTGTATCAGGATGAAGTAAAAACCGGTATCGGTGACGTGGACCCGAAAACAGGCAAGACCATCAAGAATAAAGAGTTGGCAAATGTTCACGTTACGCCAGATGGCGCAGGCGTCGTGCTTGGTGTGAAGGTGACCTATGACGATGGCTCATCCACGGTAAGGCCGGTAACTGAAGGACGTAGCGCGCGTGAAGATGATCAGCCTAAGGTTATTCCACTAATGGATTTTGTTGGCTCTGGCTATAAGCGTTCCGCGTTAGCAAAAGAGTTTAGTCAAAACGCTGAGCAGCTTCGCGTATCCCTTGGTTTGACACCAGGCGCTGATGTTAAGGGTTACCGTAAGGCCGTGGCAGATCTTCGCGCCGACACGCAAGCACGCCTGTACAAGATTGAGACTGACCCCAACATTACGGATGCCAGTGAGCGTGAGCGCTTAATGGAAGCAGAGCGTATGCGCGAAAAGACCGGCATTTCTGAGCTTGGCGGGGTGTACGGGATTAGCCAGCCGAAACCGGCTGTGGCAAGTGATAATGGCAGCGAATCTCCGCTGTCGTCATGGGTGTCTGGTGATCAGCAAAAAATCCAGTTTATCCAAGAGTCGTCAGCGCATGGGAAGCCAATTCCTAATGACTTTGGCGCCGCCCAGCTGGATAAGCTGTATCAGGATTGGGTGGTTAAGCAACAGGCATCCAATACGGCCAGCTCTATTCGTGGAAATGGCAATCAGACTGCAAGTGGTACGCAGCCACAAGGCCAGCGCGCGGCAGAACAAGCGGTGCTTGGTTTGATTACTGACCCATATAAGAACGCACCTACATTGAAGAATGCAGCGGCGGTGATGACGCCAAACAATGAGACGCTGGCTAGTGCATACAAGGCAATGTCAAATCGCTAATCGTTATCTATGTGGAGTTGCCACTGGCAGGGTAAATAATCATCAGGTAAATTATACCCATCATGCCGAGTTGCGCCTTAATGCGCACCTCGGCTTTTTTTATGCCACTTTTCAGGTGAGATCATGAGTAACGAGAAGACCACCGGTATGCCATCACCACAGATGAGCGACACGCGCGCGGATGATTTCTGGAATAACGTTGATTACAACCTGTATCGCGACACACCAGAGCCTAAGGATCTGAGTGTTGGGCTTGGTGATGCGGTTAAAGCTGTTGGTGCTGGCGCGTTAGATTTGGTTGGCGGCATCGGCGAGGCTGCGCGGCAAGCCAGTGTATTTGGCAAGAAGAATGCCGGTGGTAATACAGATCTGTCATATGCCGATCAGGCGAGCGCCAGAATGGCCAATCGCTTATCGCCCGTTCTGGATACGGTTGCAGCTCTGGGTGGAAAGGCTCAGGAAAGCTCAACGGCTCTCGTTGATAGCATGAGTGACGATGCCAAAGAGGCGATGCACCGAAGCATCGTGACAGAGAATGACAAGGGCGCGCTCGCTCTGGGTGATGGTGCAGGGGATATTGATGTCTGGGCATTGAAATTTGCTAATGGTCTTGGCTCCATGCTTCCAACTTTGGCTACGGGTGGGATTACAGGTGCTGCTGCCAAAATGACATTAGGACGCGCCGTGACCACG